CAGGATTCTTAACTAACTCAGCATATTCAGCATATCTATCATTCTTTGAATAAATTTTTAATATTAAATCTTCATTAACGTCTGCTGATTCATTAAGCTGAGACTTATCTCTTTTTTCTTTTAATTTTTCAAAATCAAATTCTGACTTTCTATATAACTTTAAATAAATATCTCCATATTTATATAATGCATACATGTGGCTATAAGCATTTTTATCAATGTTCATAGCATCAAGAATTTGTGTTACAGCGCCTGTAATTTTTTCATCATTTGATTCACACCACATAACTTTACCTTGTTCATTAGGCTCAGTAGAATCTGCAGTATAAATCTCAAGAGCTGTAGATATAATTGGATCTTCAGCCATTAAGTCAAGTAAAGAATAAACTTCATCTCTTGATCTAGATATACCAGTAAATGAGTTAAGTGAAGATACGTCTAATGTACCTCTTTCCTGAGAATCTATTATATTATCATAAATATGATTGTCAGTATCTATATCATTTATTTTATCAGGTAATGGTGAGGGTATCGCTTTATTTACATAATCAATATTTTTAAATACTTCTTGATCAGCCATACTTTCTCCTTATCAATTTAATATTCCATTATAAATATCAAATGAAACGCTATCATCTTCAAATAAATCAAATACGTTTTCATCTTTTAAGTATCGAGGTTTTTGCTTTAAAGCCTCTTCAAAATTTTTAATATGATCATCAGCTACATCTTTTTGATCATTAAAATCTACTAATGTTTCAAGAGATTCACCATAATCATATGAAAACTCTTCAGCATGAAGTGAAGCATTATACAGTGCTCCACAAACTCCATCGGCAGAGTCTTTACTATTATGCACAAATACACCTGCAGATAAAGCAAAATTAGGATTATCTTCAACTGTTATATCATATACGTCTTCAGTGTATTCTAGTACCTTTACTGATACAACCTTATGATTTTTAAGAGTTCTACCTCTTCAGAAACCTTCAGGTGGATCTTCATCACATTTAATATAAAGATTATTTTCTTTACCTGGAAGACCATTTGTCCATCAAATTCTATTAGATATTGCTGATTCTGCTTTTTGATATTTACCAGCAACATGATTTTTAGAAATTTCTGAAGCAATGTGTTCTTTATAACCAGGAATAGTTTCGTAATAATATTTTAGAATTAATCCATGAATTTCATATCTACTAAGTTCATTTATATCTACTTTGAAGTAATTACAAGCATCAATCTGTACTTGTTTTTTAACAGCCTTCAGTTCTGCTGATGATAATCTATTCAAATCAAATGATACATTGTGACCTGCTTTGTAGTTAGCATATATCGCAAGACATCTTCTCTTTACTTCAGAATTAGCTGCATCAAAATCAATATTAAATAATCTAGATAATTCATTGTGAAAATCTTTTTTCTCTTGAAGATACTGATCATGTTTTTCTTTTTTTATCTTCCTCTCTTCAAGTGACCCTTTATAATATCTTAAAAAGCCATTCTTCGTGTTCTCAACATTTTTGTGAGATAACTTAACACTTTCTGCTCTCTTCTTTTTAGCAGTCTCACTTTGAGCTCCTGTTTGAAGCCTTGCATGTTCAAGAATATGAGCACTTTTCGACATTCAAATTAAATTATCAGGTCTGTTATTTCTAGGATTGCAGTCTTTGTGATGAACTAAGTATCTCTCATCATAAATCTCATCTGCAAATTGCCTATGTTCATAATGCCACTTATCTTCCATAGGTTCATAATACATCCTATAATTAGATAAACCTTTTTCAGGATACTTTGTATATAATGGCATTAATGAATCACCTGGACTTAATTCTAATGCTTCTTTATAATCTCCTAGTCTCATCATGAATCTATGCTCTGGTGTACAACGAATAACTTCTCCATTATCAAGAGTCACTTCAACTAAAGAAGCATTTGTTCCTGATTTAAACACATTTTGTATTTTCTTCGGCTCTATTTTCTCAGTTATATGATTAAATGAGTATACATAATTAGTAATACCATTATTATAATCATCCAATAACTCAAGAATTGTCTTATCAGATCCATCAAGCATTTTAATCTTTGTATCACCTGTAAAACAGTTTATTCCTGAAGGATCATGATCAACTTTACCATTGTTGTTATTTCTCTTTAATCCTACAAGTTCTTCTGTTAATAAGTTGACACCTTTACGTGGCAATTTTAATCTTTTTTCATATATGCAATTCTTTAAAAATGCATATGGTTCACATACACCATTATTTGTTCTATCTACTGATAATATACTATAATTATATCCTTTTGCTAAAAGGTCTTGTTCAACACCTGATCGTGCAAATGTATCTGATGTTATACCTTTAATTTTTAATCCTTGTTCCTTAAGTCAATAAATAAAATTTCTTGTTTTCTCAAAACTTACTTGCTGACCTCTAGGAGCTTTTATAGAAACAACAAATCCAAGTTGAAAATACATCTCTGGTTGAACTTTTGCTGTTTCTTCACTACTTTCACTACCTTGTAGTTTCATTCCATCTATAAATATACCACCTATTCCAGTTTTATCTCCAGTTAATGACATATCAAGGTGGATAAATAGTGGTTTATTTCTAACTGATTCAGGTATCTTATCTATATCAAAGAAATCATATAATTCTTCTTGATCATTTGTACCTAATTCAACTATCTCCTTAGTAAAAGGATTAATAAATGAATCTGTTTTGCACTGAGTTATCTTTTCACCTGAAATATAATTACTAGTACTTGATGTTGATATACCTGCAATATCTGTTAAAGCTATATCTATATCATCAAGGAAATTTTCATAATACCCTATAGGTACATCAAGTAGCCTAAACCCTCTTTCAATATAGTGTTGACATTCATCTTCAGTTACATCTGGAGGTAACACTTCTGAAGGCAAAAATTTATTACCAATTGCTATTTTAAATGTTCTATCAGAAGCTTTATCTGTTCTAATAACCCATTGAGGTTCATCTATAATAATAGTTGTCTTACTTTCATTCCTCTTCTTATTTTCTATTCATGTTTCCAAGAATGATTGCTCAGTTCTCTTTGATGACGCTAAAACAAGAATTGTAGGGTTTGAAGTACCTCTCATAAAACGAGATTGCATACGAGCAGTAGCTGATGAAACTAATTCAGTTGCTTTTTGCTTCTGTCTTTCTACATCTTGATTAGGAATAAATGAAATTTCATCAAAGAATGCTCAGAAGAGAGCTCTACCTATAAAGTGTCTAGGTTGTGAACCACATATTAATTCTATATTGCTATCAGGATTTGGATATCATTCAGGATTATTTGACTTTGTAATCGTACCGTGGTGCATAAACCACTCTGATTCCTGAATCATATTTTGCAATTTACTTCATGCTACACCTTGAGCAGCATCTATTGTTATATTAATAACAGCAAATGAAATAACATCAGTTGACATTATTCCATAATAAACTGCAGGATTTTTTAAACATAACATTCTATATAGTTCATAAAGACCTATGATAACTGCTTCTGTAGATTTACCTATACCAATTGCACCTGTTAATGCTAATGTATTACACACTGCTGGTTGTAAAGGATCAGGATAAATCTTTTTAAGTAACTCTTCCCAGTAAGGGAATAATGTAAATTTACCTTCAGCATTCATCAATCCACGACCTAAATAATATGGATCGTGGATAAATATTTCTATATCTACAGGAATTTCTTTTCAGTCCTCATTTAAAATACTATCCATTGTACTTGAAGTACCATCACTGGACATCTCATTTAATATTTTAAGGACTGCTTCCTTTTCTTGTTGTGTTAAATTTTCTAAATTAGACATAATCTACTTTTAATTTTTAAATATTACCTTTTTGGAATAGATAATGGTGTTCTAGTAAATGAACTATACATTGTACCAGGTGTGTAACTCCAGCCTATAATTAATGTAATATAATCAGCAATTAATGAGTTGTCAGAATTATTGTTAAATTCTAAGTTACTAAATGTAAATTCTAACTTCATGTCATCATTTTCAGTAAATGATCTACTCTTACTTAAATACATGTACTCATTTGTCTGAGTTAATTTTATAATGACTATCTTACCATTATCAATAGCATTTGAAATTTCAAAAAAGTCTTTGTCAATTTCTGGCGCTTCATTTGTAAGAGTTGCATTAACATATAATACATTATCACTTAATGTATCTCATACAAGCTGATCATCTTTAACAGCTAATACCTTACCGTTGTCTTGAGTATTAAATTCTGGAACTGGATTATCTATGTTCATCATAGTTCAAGTCTGATTTTTAACACCTAAGACTTTGCCGTCATACTGAGACTCAATATTAGGAAGCTCTTTAACTTCAATATTTACTTCAGTATCAGTAACTTGATTTGCATTAAATGTACCAATAGCCACGCCATTCTTTTTGATAGTTAAATTTCCATCACCGGGTACAGAACCTAACTTAACAGAAATTGTGTCATCAACTAACTCAATACCATCACCAGCAATTAAATTATTTTGTTTTGTTTCAAGAGTTTCATTTATAATAGCGTCTGATTCTTCTAATGCACTAATATCAGTTTTAATAGGCTCTAACACTTCTTCTACTTCTGGTAAAGTTGTAAAAGGAATAAATAATCCTTCACTACTAGCATCACCATTTCCATCATTGACTAATTGAGAAGTATGAGTAGGACCACTTATAATTAAATCATCTTCACTATTCTTTTCAATTACTATATTATCACCAGGAGTTAACTTATCTTGCTTACGAAGATACTTTGTACTTAAATCGCTAACAGACCTTTTAATAGAACTAAGTACTTTCGATAAATCAGTTTGTTTTTCTAAGTCACCTTTTAGTTGTCCCCAAAAAGTAACATATTCAACTTGCTCGCTGTCACTGGTTGAAGTAACATTAGCTGTAACTTTTGTATTTTTAACTTCAGTCATTTTTAACTCCTCTAGTCTACAATAATAAATTTTGTTTTCTGAACCGCTGTATCGATATGAGTATCTCCAGCTTCATCTTTATATAATACTTTAATTTGATAATAATATGTGCCAGGCATTAACATTAATGTATCATCTGGCTTAATCTTTATTCTTAGTGTGCCATTTTCTATATCATAATCATCATAAGCAAGTTCTTTCTTAAGAATTGCTTTCTCAAATGGCTGATTAGGTTCCATTAAACCAAAGAATAAATAATCTCCTTCACCTAAATTATATTTAGTTTCATTAGGAAATTGTCCAGACTTTAACTCAATTTCTAAACTGAGGTAATCACCTCTAGTCATAGTTATAACTTTATTTTTCTTTATTAAATACAAACTCATAGTTGTTTACCTCATATAATAAATTTAGCATTAAAATCAATTTCTACCTGAATCAAAGTCATTTCCTCTTAACTTTCTTATTATTCCAAGTGACACTGCATTATTTGATTTAGATAGTTTCTCATTACCAGTATTTCATGTTGAGAACTGATCATTTAAAAAATAAGTTCTATCATGAGCTGGAAGTGCAGTATCTAATTCCATACTGTCTAATACTTTTTTACATTTTGTGTGAAATATTCAATCTTCAAATCCAGTGCCTTGTTCTGGATCAATAGATAAATCATAATCTACTTTTTGAATTCCATATTTTGAAATACAGCTGAAATTATTTAAATAATTACGAACATAATAATATTCTTTTTTATTTGATTCTATTGCTCTTAAGTATAAGTCATAATCTACTTGATTATCAGATAACTCCATATCATCGTCTAGCATTATCATGTAATCGTAAGTTGAATTGATAAAATGTTTTCTAAGAGTTGATCTTGCTCTAGTTATTCCAAGCTTATTATAACTAAATATTGCAACATTACCTTCTTCAACTCTAAAATCTTTTCAATTTTGTGCAACAATAATTATAGGAAGTTTAAAATGACTATTAAGTTGACTAAGTAAAGATCTAAATCTATCAATTCTTACTCTCCTTTTTTCATCATCAGGAAAGTAACTTATAATTCCTATACAAATTTTCATACTACACCTTCTTATAATGATCTCAATTTCAACTTAAACTTCCCTCTCGTGGATAATTATAATGATACGCTAATATACCAAGTCTTGTAAATTTTGGCTTAAACTTCTCAACTTCCCTCATTAAAAATCAATCCTCAGCTCTCCTATAAACAGGATTAATTTTTAAATTATTATCTCTTAAATACTTTAACTTTATAAAATATCTTCATGTTGCATTACATGAATTTGATCTAGTTATGTTACCTTTATTATCTTCATGATCTAAAATAAGTATTTCATTATCTTTATGATTCTTATATAATTCATCAATTATTTTAGAATAATTATCAGTAAGAACATAATCATCACTATCTATTGTTGTTATGTATTCACCTGTAGCCATGTCATA